AAAAGCAATATTATGAAGAACACAATGTATAGCATAACGGAAGAGCATCAGAGAATGATGTTCGAAATAGAACAAGCAGAAGGAGAGTTGACCCCAGAAATGGAAGAGGCTCTCAGAATCAACGAAGGACAACTCCAGAGCAAATCAATAGCGTATTTGTCAGTCATCCGTTCAAAGGAGGCGTTCAATATGACGATAGACGATGAAATTAAACGATTACAACGACTCAAAAAGCAAAACGGTAATCTCATAACCCGATTAAAAGAAACGTTGTTAGGAGCCGTTAGAACGTTTGGAGCGTTCGAAACAGAATTGCATAAATTCGGCACTCGAAAGTCAACAGTAGTTGAGGTAGATGATGTTAAGTTGTTACCAGTCAAACTCAGAGTTATCAAAATCTCGGAATCCGCAGACAAAGTGGCGATAAAATCATTGTTAAAGAACGATGAAGAGATTGACGGTTGTAGATTAGTAGAGAAAACCAATTTAAAAATAGATTAACATGGCGCAAGGCAAAAAGTCATTTTTGTTGTACGCAGACCAGATAGAGATTTTTGAGACCCTCCCAGACGATGTTGCTGGGAGACTCATTAAACACATATTTCAGTATGTTAACGACACCGACCCAAAGAGTAAAGATGTACTCATAAACGTAGCATTTGCATCGATTAAAACTCAATTAAAAAGGGACTTAAAGAAGTACGAATCCATACAAGAACGTAATAAGACAAACGGAAAGTTGGGTGGTAGACCTCCGAAACCCAAAAAACCCAGTGGGTTAATTGGAAACCCAAGAGAACCCAAACAAGCCGATAATGTTAATGTTAATGATAATGAGAATAAAAAGAAAAATGTAAAAAAGAATATCGAGGTACGAAAAGAAGCTTTTCGTCAATCAATCAAGGATTATCGTTTAAAAAACAAAGACCGATATCCCAAGCAATTGTACATAGATTTTGAAGGGTATTGGTCGGAAGAGTCTCCAGCAAAATCCAAGATGAGATTCGAATTAGAGAGAGCGTTTGGTTTGCCACAGAGATTAGCAACGTGGTTCAAGAGAGATTTAAACGGGACGTACGCATCAACCGTTAAAAAGTTAAATACATTCGAATGAAGAAGGGATTTGAGATAGTTAAACCCTCCCAAGTAGTGGAGGATTTAAAGAGACACAGAGACACGTACAACGAACGGGGTAAGTATTTAGGTTTCCCCTCGCTGAATGATTTATACACCATGCAATTAGGCACGTGTACCGACTGGACGGGATTCCCCAGAAGTGGCAAAACGCAAGTATTAATGGAATTGCTTTTAAACACCTCGATTTATTACGGGTGGAAGCATTTAATATATTTCCCAGATGTAGGTTCGACGGTAGAAATTATTGCAGATTTATTGCATAAGAAAACGGCAAAGACATTCAATCCAAAGTATCAAAACGTCATAGACGATAAGACAATTTATAGAGAGACGGAATGGATATTAGAACATTTCAAAGTATTAACGAAAAGAGAAATGAAAGCGAAATTAAGTCCATTCGAATTTTGGGACATGGCAGTAGAGATGAAAAAAGAAAAAGAATTGCATACCGCAAGTATTGATAGTTGGAAAGATATGTCACATCCATACGCAGAGTATGGAGGTTATGCCATGTATCTCGAAGCAGTTTTACCGTATAGAAATAAGATTGCCGAAGATAACAATTTGCACCTCCACACGATAATACACCCAAAGTTAACCGAGAAATCCAAAGACGGGTCTCGGAAGCCACCGACCCCGTACGACCTCAAGGGAGGGTCAGAGTGGTTTAATAGTGGTCGAAACATGATAACGGTACACCGAGAGTTTTTAGACGGGGTATCGGCAGACATAGCCGTTCACAAAATTAAGCCAAGGTCATCAGGAAATGTGGGGATGACAAGTCTCCAGTTTGATATCGAAAGGTTTGTTTATTACACGTTGGAGCAGTCCGTAGGAGGTGTAATTAGACAGTATGCGAAACCCTCAAAACCCACGCCAGAAGAGACTCCGCAAGAAACCCGTAAGAAACCCGTAAACCCGTCAATTAGTTTCGAGAATAATATAAACAACAGAACGGAATCCAAAGCCAGTATAATTAAAACAGATTGGTTAGACGATTTAGATTTCGAAGAAGAATTTAAAATATAGATTATGGAATTAGATTACATATTATCAAAACAAGGATTGGTAATAATGATTGAGAAGGTATTATGCCACCAAGGAGCGTATAAAACGATGCTTACGCAAGATGATGCGTTGACGGGTGTCGTTATATCGGAACCAGCAAAAGAGTCCATTAGACGGCTCAAGGATGCGTTAAGCCAAATTAATAAATTGCACGACCTTTCGATAGAATATTCGAAGGAACTCCAAAACGTTAAGGCAGAGTTGTATAAGCAAGTAGTTGAGAATAGTAAATTGAAGATCAAAAATAATAAGTTAGAAATACAGAATCGAGAGTTAATTAAACATGTAAATTTATAGAGATGTTATTAGATTTAAGTAATCCATTTGAAGTGAATAAATTAAGAACCCAGTTAGAATACCTCATTAGTAAAAAGGCAAAAATTGACATTACGGAAAAGAAACCGCGAAGGAGTTCCAGACAGAACGCTTACCTCCATGCGATTTTTACAGTATTTGCCATGGAGTTAGGAGAACATCCCGAATACGTTAAGCAGTATATCTTTAAACAACTCGTAAACCCAGAAATTTTTAAGAGCGATTTTGTCAATAAGAAAACGGGGGAAGTTCGAACGATGTGGCTAACAACGTCAAAGTTAGATTCGGCTCAAATGACTTTGGCAATCGAGAGGTTTAGAAATTTTGCATCCAGTCATGGGTGTTACATAATGAGTTCAGAAGAATACATAGAAAAACAATTTTATTTTAACCAGTTGGTAGAACAACACAAAGAATTTATATGATGAAAGAATGCCCAGATTGTGAAGAGGGAACGGTGTACCTCAGTAATTACATAGCACAAGTATGTGACACTTGCGAAGGAACTGGACAAATTGAGACTGATGCCACGTTGTAAAATCTGCAAAGACAAATATGAGTCTAAATATTTTCTGCAAAAAACTTGCTTAAACCCCTCTTGCATCTTAGAATGGAAAGACAAGGTTAAAGCGAGAGAATGGAGGGTCGAAAAGAAGAAAATTAAAGAGAGTCTCAAAACACTCAAGGACTATCACAAGGAGTTGCAACCCGTATTCAATAAGTTCATTCGTCTACGAGACTCTAATCAGTCGTGTATCTCGTGTAGCAAACCGTTGACTGGTAAGGTTGATGCTGGTCATTATTTTCCAGTAGGCTCTGTACCTAATTTACGCTACCACGAATGGAATTGCCACTCTCAGTGTGTCTGGTGCAATCAGCATCTGCACGGAAATTTAATAGAATACACAAAAAACCTACCTAAGAGAATCGGGGAAGTAAAATTTAATGTACTACTCCAGAAACGTAATGAAGAGAGGCACTACACTATCCCAGAGGTTAAAGGATTGATAGTTTATTATAAAGAAAAAATAAAAAACTTCTAAAAAATGTATTGCAAATTGAAACATTTATACATATATTCGCGTTATGTTAATATAAACCAATAAAAAACAAAAAAGATGTATAGTTTAAAATGTAGTTATTTCGAAGAACAGTTTGAGTCAATTAATGAATTAATCCAGTATTGTATAGAAATGGGAATGGATGCGAATTATGAGATTACCGAAGACGGTCGTGGAATTGGCGAAAATGCCATAGATTTCATTCAAGCGTAGTAGTGAGCGACCTCAAAATGGGGTCGTTTTTTTATCCAAAAAATCCAAAAAATGAAAGAGTATTTAGTTAAGTCAAAAAAAGAAGCGATAGAGTTTAATGATTTCGTGAAATTAGAAAAGTACATGAATGAGTTGGCGAAAACGGGAATTTCAGAAGTGACAGTTAAGATGTACGAAAATCATTTCCTCAGATGCGAAATCAAGTATATTTGGAATAGCGTAAGTTGGGAAATGATAGACAAGAAAATTAAAACCATGCGCAAAAATGCGTATTAAAATCCAAGAAAATGAGTAACGAAAAGAAATTAGAAGGTTGGGAGTTAGTCCAGTATTTAATGAGACGGTTCAATATGACAGAGCAAGAAGCATTAAATTCGTTAGCCGAAAATATCGGCAATGTAAAACCAATTAAAAATCCAAAAAAATGAAAAGAACAGAATTAGCAAAGTGGCTCAGAGCCACGCGAAAAAAAGTAGAGAAACTCGAATGTAGATTAACCATATTCCCAGAAGATAATGAGCGTATGGTAACGGTGTATTCGACCAAGAATTTAGGTTTACCAGATGAAGCCGAGAACGTTCACATAGGAGCAGTCAACCAGTCGGCAATAGTAGTATTTAGAATTAGTTTAACAGATTAAAAAAGAGAAGTTATGAGAATATCGAAAATCCAGTTATTTGTGTTATTACAAGACACAGTATGTCATATCCAAACGGGTAGACATTTAGCAAGAAATTACCACCACGTCAAGCAAGAAGTGTTAGGAGCATTTGGATATCCAAAGAATACTCCCAGCCTCAAATTATTAGTGGCAATAGGACACGTTTATTGTGAAGTCGTAAATGACAGAGATACATTTGAAGATTACATTCAAAAGAATGAATTAGTGGAAAAGTACAACAAAGAGTTAGACAGAATATTAAGATAAAAAAATAGAAATTATGAGATTAAAGAAAGAAATAGTATTTATGATTCCCCAGCCGATTAGTGGGGAATGGATAACAGAAACAGAATCAATGTTAAGGTCAATGGGAATAGACACGTACATGTGGGATAGAGACTCAGAGAACACTCAAGTGGGCAGTTTTTTCGTTTCCGATACGTGGGAACTCGAGGAACTCCAAGACCTCGTAGAGCAGTTAGATGACATTTTGTTATTCGGTTCAATAGAAGATATGAAATTAGCATTAAAAGAATGGACGTTATGAGAGGTTTAAGGTCACAAAATAAGAAAAACAAGATTGTTATATTCCAGTTAGTGCAAGAAATGGGGTCACATACAGAGTTGATATCGTGGAGCAAAAATAAAGAGGATATAATAGACGACATTAGAAATTACTCCAAGGTATTTCCATGGAGTAATTACGAGATTATCGAGGGGGTAGAGTTTATACAGTGCGGTTGCAAGAGTTGTGACGGCAGATTAACGGAAAGAATATTTTAGAAATGAAAGAGATACAGATAAAAGTAACGTACAATGAGACCAAAAGGTTTCATGAAGTTTTGAGAAGAAGAGAATTTAGGGTGGCATACATTCAGTGGCTGGAGGACTCGGCAATATTTAGTATAGAGTGTCAAGACATAGATGAGATTGAGTCGTTAGAGATGCTCAAGACAGAATTTAAGATAACCGAGATAATATGAATAGTCCATACGAAGAACGAGAGAAGATGTTAAGGCTCATTAGACAAGGTGTTAGCGATGAAGATATCAAGATGATAATGGGTTATAGCATCCAGACGATTAAGCACAATAGACGTTCCGTAGAAATTTATGACAATCGAGAGTTTATTGAGTATAAGCGAAAAAAGAAAATGTCAGAGCAGTGGAGTTCAGACGAAATGGATTACGGCACAGTTAACTCAGTGCATACCAAGTACACGTATTGCGAGTTATCGCAGTTAGAAAAAGCAATGTATAGAAATTTAAAGTCAAAGTTATGAAAGAAGAATATCACAAAATCAGAAGATGTATTATGTCCATAAGCAACCCGTCTCAGTGTGAGGTATGCAATACCCTCATTCGAGGGTTTAGAGCCAAGTGGGGTCACGTAGGATACTCTCAGTCGGATGTGCTGAAAGGATTGTTAATGGGTATTTCCAGTGAAAGATTTAATTAGAAATTTTTTTGGTAATGTTAAAAGCATTACATTTGGAGCGTTCTAAGTTTGGATTACTTCGAATGTTGCTCATAAGGAAAAGGAGTCTCACAAGTTGAGGCTCTTTTTTTTTTACTACATTTGCCTTATGTCAGTTATCGAAACGATATACCGAGACCCGAAGTTCTACGGAGCGTGTAAGAAAATCGCTGGTAGACACGCTGATGATTTGTTTCAGCACGTTAATCTCAAAATTCTGGAAAAGGAAATGAATGGGACGTTTCACTACAATAAGTTACTGCAATACTATTATTCTATTGCAAAGAGGGAGTACACATCCAAGACACATTCTTTTAGAAAAATACATTTTGGTAGAGTGGAAACAACTCCTTTAAATATCGATGTAGAAAATTTTATTGCAACTACATCAGAAAATTTTTATACCTTAGCCGATGAATTTGCGAGAACATCATCTGCCAACAAGAGTGAATGGTTTGTAAAACAAGTGTATTTAGAATGCACTTTACCAAACTTTAAGAGCATAGCAGATTTGAGCAATAGAACAAAAATAACAAAGCCGACATTGTATGGAGCACTTCACAGATTTCGAACTATTTATTACGATTATCTTGATACCGTTTAATGCGTATGCTTTAAGCACCCTATCATTCGTAGTCTTTAATTTACCGACAGTATTCAAGTTCAAACCATTCAACTGTTTCACTTGTTCGGTAACGTGGATAGGAGTCGTTCTAACGGCTCTAATACATACGGGTGTGTTACCAATACAAATACTAACAATAATGTCAACAGTGCTACTAGGATTCATCGTAGGATACATTGTGGACTCAAAATTTTATTAACATGATAAACTTAAAACAATTTAAACAAGTATTACCAGATTGCGAAAACCCAGAAATGCTACATGAAGTATTTCGTATTTACGAAAAGCAAAAAACATTAAGACTGTTACACCCTCAAAAGGTTATATTGGAAAAGGCTCATAAGTATCTTGAGTTAGGTTCAATAAACAAATCGTGTGGTTCTTGTATAGCACATGCAGTTAAAAAAATGTCAAGAATTTTTGCTGAGAGATTTCCTAAAAAGAAAGTTAAACAAATAGATCAACAGTTAAAGAAATCGGTAGAGGACTTTCCAACTAATTACATGGCTCTCAAATCATTTGCAGAAAAAAGGTTGAACAAGAAATATCCTAAGGGAACAAAATCGATTACAATATTAAAAGATTTGAAAGCATGAATATAGAAAAAGTAAAAATATCAACGGTTAAGAATAACCCAGACAACCCAAGGGTAATTAACGATGCGAAATTCAAGAAGTTGGTTAACTCTATTAGGGAGTTTCCAGCGATGCTTGAGATACGTCCTATCGTAGTGGATAAGGACATGACAGTACTCGGAGGTAATCAGAGATTAAAGGCGTGTACGGAAGCTGGATTAAAAGATGTTTTCATTATTAAAGCTGGAGGATTAACTAAAGAGCAACAAGACGAATTTATCTTAAAGGACAATACTAGCTTTGGAGAATGGGACTGGGAGAAATTATCTGTCTGGGACGAAAAGGTTTTACAAGATTGGGGGGTAATAGAAGATTTTTCTGGAGAAGAATACACTGCGATAATTGACCCGAATACTGACTATAAGGAATATTCAGAAGAGGACATGGCAAAAGCGAGAGAAGGAATGAGTGACTTCACGAATGTTACGTCAACTATCACAGTTACTTGCCCTCATTGTGCAGAGGATTTTGAAATTAAAAACCAGTCTAAATAATGCTTGTAGATTTTTACAAAAAAAAGAACATAAAGAAAATGGAGGGATACTCCCAAGAGGTTGCTGGAGAAGTTGATTTCTTAAAGAAGATAGTTAAATCAAGAGGGGTAGTTAATGTAATGGAAATTGGCTTTAACGCTGGGCATTCAGCAGAGATATTCTTATCTTCGAATACCAAATGTAAGCTATGGAGTTTTGACATCGGTAGGTGGAGTTATGTTAATTTAGGTAAGGAGTTTATAGATGAGAATTTTCCTAATAGGCATCGTTTGATATTGGGGAACAGTTTAATTACTATTCCGAAATTTCCAACTCAGAAGTTTGATTTGATTTTTATAGACGGGGGTCACGCTTACAACGTGAGCAAATCTGATATAGAAAACTGCAAGAGACTTTCTCATAAGGAAACTATTATTGTAATGGACGACACAATGAATAAGCCAGAGTGGGAGAAGTCTTGGAACAAAGGAGTAAACAAGGCCTGGAGAGAGTCAATCGATGAAGGTTTAATAGTGCAAAATGGATTTGAAGATTACGGAAAAGGAAGAGGTCTCAGTTGGGGTCGATACAAATAAAAATGAATAACATGACAAAAGAAGAGTTTGAAGAGTTTATGACAAAAAGGGAGTTTAGATTTGCTAAAACAATGAAGGATATTCCACACGCTTACACGCATATTTTTAAAGAAAAAGACCCGTTGGTAAGAAGAAAATTTAAGGAGTCCGCAGTGTTTATTAGAGAGAACGGATATGAAGAAAGATTTTACAATAGAGTCTATACGTATTATGCCTTTAATGGATATAAGTACTGGCAAATGGACGAAGAGCCTATGGACACAGTATTGATTAATCGAGCAGAACTATGAAAGTAATAATCCAAACATGTTCTGGAAGAGAACACTTTGTCAAATACTTATTGAAAAGAATTCCTAACGCCATAGTTAATTTTGATGACTTCCCAGACGGAGGTAAGTTTGAATCGACTGCTTTCTTCAATTTTCAAAGAGGGATGAAGTTGGCTGGGAATGAGTCTCTCCTTTATTTAGAAGATGATATTATTTTAACCGATTCCTTTTTAAACAAAATAGAAAAAGCGAAGTTTGAGAATCCTAATATGGTTATTCAGTTTTTTTCTATGCGAAAGAAAGATATTGAAATAGGAACTAGAGTAGAGAACGGGAGCAACTACATAATGATGCAGTGCACCTATTTCCCTAAAGGAGTGGCAAAAGGAATATACGAACATTCTTTAACGTACTGGGACGAAAACCACACAACAGCTCCTAACGACCCATGTGTAGCATCGTATCTTCAAAAGAACAAAATGAAGTATGTTATTTACGTTCCCAATTTAGTAGACCACCGAAGAGAAAAATCAGTAATTAATCCCAGAAGAAGTTCAAACAGAATCTCTAAAACATTTAAGCATGTATAAGAATTTTTCAAAAGTTAGGATAGTTAATTGTATCGAGAGAGAGAAAGAGGGAATTGTGCAACAGAGACTATTGCAGAGGCAATCTAAAAACGTTGATGTATCGATTGCTTTTGACCCCGAAATGTGGGGTGCATGGAAAACTTATAAAACTGCATTAGACGTATCCGATGAAAGCGACTGGCTTATAATGATGGAAGATGACGTATCGTTTCCAGTAGACATTCTAGCAAGAATGGATTTTATATTGGACTCAGCACCAAAGAATGCTTTTGTTTTCTTTTACGTGCCGACAAACAATAAAATGAAGGATGCTTACGATAGTAACCACAAAATTGTTAAGACAAAATACAACTGGTGGATGCAATGTACGGCTATCCCCAAGAAGCATCGAGAAGGTCTTTTAAAAACAATAGATGAAATATGGCCTTTGGAGTCAGATAGTGGAGACGGCAGAGTAAAAAAATACATTCACGTAAACAACGTAGAAGCGTATAATATTATGCCTAGTCTATATCAGCATTTAGGTACTTTCCGTTCTTCATTAGGACACTCTGGAATAATTAACGGGACTGCTAGGCAATCGTTTTGTTACGAGCCTAATTCAAAGACATTTGAGATTGACTGGGAAAAGGAATTTGCAAACCCATTTTTTGATAAAAGCGCAAAAGGATTAATTGGATTCGAGGGATTAGAAAAAGGAATACCGTTAGAAAAATTCAACATGAAAAATGGCAAGAAAATATGATTAAGCGAAAAGCGTTACTCGTTAAAGAGATTAGTAGTAAGAGACTTGTAATTGAGTACGTCAATCCATTAGACTTGATGCCTAACGAATACAATCCAAATTCTCATAGCACAAAGTCATTTGACTTATTACTAAGGAGTCTGGCTTTATTTGGTTTTACTCAGCCGATTGTAGTTGAAAAAAATACAATGACTATTGTGGACGGGGAACATAGGTGGAGGGCGTCTTGTGTGTTAGATTTAGAAGAAGTTCCAGTTTGCTTTATTGACTTAACTCCCGAGCAAATGAGAGTAGGCACTATCATCCATAACGAAGCGAGAGGTAAGCATTCAAAAGGCGCGATTGCTGACATTGATAATTACTTAGCTGAAAAGGGAATCAATCTGAAAGATGAACTTTTAACTAATCACGAAAACAAACATACAAAAACCGTTAGAGTATGATTATCTCAAGAGTCTTTCACAAAGATATCCCCGAATACTTTATTACTCTTGGCAGTAATGACGGAATGGATTTTCCTAAAGATAGATTCTACTTTGGAGCGTGGAAAAATAAACAGTTGATAGGAATAGTTGGGTGCAAAAGAATTAATGATTTTACGTATAAGTTAACAAGCGACTTTGTTGTGAAAAATTACCGAGGAAACGGGGTTTACAGAAAGTTAAACGACCACCGAACTGGCTACCTACTATCCATAGGAGTCACTCTAATGAAGATTACTTGCACTCTCGACTCCACACCCCTTCATAAAGGAAACGGAGCAGTAGAGACAAGGAAGTTTAAAAAGTGTACGTCATTTGAATATAGATATAAAAAGAGATTATGAAAAGAGAAGAAATAATACACACGTTCGGAGCGAAGAAAATCGCTGAGGTAGGAGTTTTGAGGGGTAGGTTTGCCAGTCACTTATTAAGTACGAATCCAGAAGAATTACATTTAATAGATCCTTGGAGGGTTTTCGGAAAAGCAGTTTATCCAGACCACTCTCAAAAAACACAAGAGGACTGGGACAAAACACATGACTTTGTACAGAATAAATTCTCAAAAGATTACCGAGTAAATGTGCATAGAGGTACTTCGGAAGAGATTGCATCTAAGTTTCCAGACGGATATTTTGATTTAGTATACATAGATGCTAACCACACCTATGAGTTCTGTAAACTCGACATCGAGTTATGGCTTCCTAAAGTTCGTAAAGGAGGGATAATAGGAGGACACGATGCCGTGGAAGCACTGGGAGTTTTAAGAGCATGGACAGAAGCGTTCGGAAAAGATAACGTAAGGTTAACGACTGAGTATAACGAAAACACAACCCATAGAAAATATCCTAAGAGTTGGTTTTATAAGAAAAAATAATGATAGTAACTATTCAAGCAGTACCTAGTCGAATGGATTACGTTACTTCATATTTGAAACCTATGTTTAAGTCGAGTAATTTATTTGTTAATGTAGATTACGATTACACTGGATGCTTAAACAGTTGGAATGTAATGCTGGAGAAGTACACTTGTTTAAACGAGTACCGAGTCCATTTACAAGACGATGCTATTTTATGCCATGATTTAGAGAGGTATCTTCCAGAGTTAATTAAAGAAATGGAATTTAACAAAATGGATTTCGTTTCTCTATTCGGGGTTCGGAAACCAGCTTATAATAAAGCGTTTGTAAAGGGGGAGAAGTACACTGAGATTAAAAATTTTTATGGATTACAAGCATGTGTTATGTCCCCACGCGCTCAGAGATTAATGCTAATGGACAAAGGAAAAAAACCCAAGAGTAATAAAGACGACATGGACGAAATGGACGACATCTTTGTTAGGTGGAGTTTAAGGAATAATAAGATAACTCCTATGTTACACCTTCCAGTACTGGCTTGTCATAATTTAGAAATGGAATCTACAATAGAGCATTCCTTTACGTCCACGAAAAAAATGGTAAGTAATCTATTTGACATGAATTATGTAAGAAAAAAATATGAGGTTAATTCAGAAGCATAATGTATTCGAGTCATCGTTAGATAGAATTAGGTATTTGTTCGATGAATTCCCTAATGTTATCGTTGGATTCTCTGGCGGTAAAGATTCTACTATTTGCTTACAATTATGTTTAAAGGTTGCAGATGAAAAGGGGAGGTTGCCACAGAAGGTTTTGTTTCTCGACCAAGAGGTTGAATGGCAAACCAATATTGACTACATTAGAACGGTAATGAATGACCCCCGAGTAGACCCAATGTGGATGCAAGTGCCTTTAATGATGACTAACGAAACGTCTCATACAGAACACTATTTAGATACTTGGGCAGAGGGCAAGGATAATGAATGGATGCGAACAAAAGAGCCTAACTCCTACAAAGAGGACAAGTACAATTGTTATAAGTTTTCTGATATGTTCGAAAAGATTATAGGTGTCGAATTTCCAGATACACCAACTTGCTACATAGCGGGAATGAGAGCAGAAGAATCCCCTCCCAGAGCCGTTGCGGTTATGCATGGAGCGACCTATAAGCATATTACATACGGTAAGATACTCGACAAAAAGAAATTGCACTACACGTTTTATCCTATTTACGACTGGAGTTACATAGATGTGTGGAAAGCAATTGAAGATAACAACTGGCCTTATTGTGGGATATACGATAGGATGTATCAACTCGGAATAGACATTCGTAATATGAGAATCAGTAACCTAAACCACGCAACTGCGTTAAACTCTCTCATGATGCTTCAAGAGATTGAACCAGAAACGTGGGTAAAGGTATGCGAAAGGCTCCAAGGAGTAAACACAATAAAGCATTTATCCAAAGCATCTAATCAAGTTCCAAAAGAATGCCCTACGATGTTTACTGGTGGGTGGAAGGAATATCGAGATTACTTACTAGAGAATCTCATAACAAATAAAGAACACCGAGAGATGTTTAGAGCGAGAATAGAGAGACAAGATAAATTATTCGATGTAATGTATCACAAGGAAAAATTGTATAAGGTTCAAGTACGCTCAATTATGATAGCTGATAAGGAAATGATACTGATGCACAATTTCGAAAGAGACCCAGCAGTTTATGGATATATCAAATGGAAGACAAAAGGAATAGCGCCAACGCAAAAAAACAAGTATGTACATGGATAAGATTAGAACGGAAATAAACAAGGAACTCTCAATGGCAAAAGACCCCCTCGAGTTAATAGATAAAATTAAGGTGTACCTCAATAGTATATCTCCTATGAAAGAACAACCCGTAAATCTGGTTAGGTGGATTCCCATAGAAGATGTAACTCCGAACGACTACAACCCGAATAGCGTTGCTTCTAAGGAAATGGGTTTATTATACACCTCTATTAAGCATGACGGGTACACCCAACCAATAGTAACGATATACGACAAGAAGAAAAAGAAGTATATTATCGTGGACGGATTCCATAGGTACTTTACATGTAAGAATAATCCCGATATATTAAAACTCAATAGAGGACGTTTGCCGATAGTTGTAATCCAAAAGGATATGAATGACCGCATGGCTTCAACAGTGCGCCACAATCGAGCCAGAGGTACTCACAGTGTAACGGGGATGTCAAGCATGGTATATCAAATGTTAGAAAACGGTTGGGCAGACCATGAAATTTGCAACGAATTAGGAATGGAAGCAGAAGAGGTTTTGAGATTGAAACACATTACTGGGTTCAGCAAATTATTTAAGGATAAAGAGTATGGATTAGCGTACAAAAGTCCAGAACAAGTTAAACTGGAAAAAGAGCATGGAGTTTTGGGTATAGCAAAATAAGTTAACAGAGGACAAAACAGAGAGAAATGGCTAACGAAGAGAATTTGATACCGTTTAAAAAAGGAGTGTCGGGAAACCCGAAAGGGAGACCTATTGGCACAGAGAGAATCCTAAAAGAATTGTTCTTGAATGAGTTTAATTTCAAATTGAATAAACACCAAGCACAAGACATAATAAAAAACATCTTGTCATGCACTCGAAAAGAATTAACAGACATGGCTAACAATGACGAATTGCCTTTCTGGATTTCCATAATAGCAAACAAGGCTCAGAAGGATTTTAAGAAGGGTTCAATGGAAGTCGTGAATATTTTGTTTAACAGAGTATACGGCACACCCACCGAGGAAGTACACCAGACATTTACAGAAGTTCCAATTTTTAAATCAATAGACATAAGTGTTTCAAAAGACAACGGCTCAAGGGAAGATATCGAGACTGCGGAAGAGGTATAGGGTTGTACAAGGAGGGACGTCATCTTCTAAGACCTATACCATAATCCCGTTATTGATTGACTACGCGATAAAGAATCCACGCAAGGAAATTTCCATGGTGGCTGAATCGCATCCTCATTTGCGTAGAGGGGTGGTAAAAGATTTTATCAAAATAATGACTGACATAGGAATATATCAAGACAGTCAATTCAACAGAGGTTCTTACAAATACGTTTTTAAGAATGGAGCGTACATCGAGTTTTTTTCTGCCGACAAGGAATCCAAACTGAGAGGTGCAAGAAGGGATGTGCTTTTTGTTAATGAAGCGAATAACATAAAGTGGGAATCGTTTTACCAACTTGCTATTCGTACGTCTCAATTTATCTATATTGATTACAACCCCGTTGCAGAATTCTGGGCGCACCACGAATTAATAGGGCAACCGAATACAGACCATATTGTATTAACCTACAAGGACAATGAAGCACTCGACCCGAATATCATAAAGGAACTAGAACATGCAGTAGAGAGAGCCAAGACATCTGACTACTGGAAGAACTGGTGCAACGTTTATGTTTACGGAAAAGTTGGACAACTACAAGGGACGGTTTACTCTGATTACAAAATGATTGACAACGTTCCCGAGGATGCTAAGTATTATGGCATAGGACTCGATTTCGGTTATTCTAACGACCCTTCGGCTGGTATCGGTATGTGGGAGTGGAACGGGCAAATAGTGTTCGATGAGGTTCTCTATCAAAAAGAGTTGACGAATAGGCAATTAGCAAAAATGATAGGCGAGTACATGGAGAAACACGAACTTTTCAGAAGACACGAAAATGTCGTTGCAGATTCGTCTGAGCCAAAATCAATTGCCGATATAAAATCTTACGGGGTTGATATTGAAGGATGCGAGAAAGGTGCTGATAGTGTGAATTACGGGATAGGATTAATTCATGAAGGTGGGACGTTCTATGTAACCAAGAGGTCTGTTAATCTCATTAAGGAATTAAGGAACTACATTTGGAAAACAGATAAAACGGGAGCAACTACCAATAAGCCAATAGACTTATGGAATCATGGATGCGATGCTATGAGGTACGTTTATAACCAGAAGTACTCTAACAAATATTCGGGTAAGTATTCCGTATCAACTATTTAACTATATTTGCACTATGGCGTTATTCAAGACTTTATGGGGGTGGGTTAAAATAATCCCTTGGTTCTTTAAATGGGTTTATCAGAACATTATTCGGAAACCAGTAGAGCAAAACACAATTACAAGAGACGAAATATTAGCACACGTAGAAGGAAATACGAGGGTTAGAAATCAAGCACGTAAGCATTTGGCTCGAGAGGAAGAGAGTATCCGAGCAGAGAATAAAGCCAACCGTAAGAAAGTGTTAAAAAAGAAGCGACAAAAGAACGCACGTAAAAAGCAACGGAAATGAAACTGACAATCAAAACCAAACTAAAAGATTACTCGATTCAACAATGGAGTGACCTAATGAACATACTAGACGGCTATAAGGAGAAACCCGATTCAGAGGTTCGAATAGAGGACAAGGTAGCAATCGTATCTATCATGGCGAAAGTGCCGTACAACACGCTCTTACAAGAGCCTATGGCAACGATTGAGAAAGCGTTTAAGTTTTGCGTTTCAACTATTAGTAGCCATACAAAATCTATTCCGCCAAAAGAAATTAAAATCCAAGGAAACACTTATGAGTTGATTGACTACGTAGGAGGGAAGGTTCAAGGTGGTTGGTTCGTGGACGTGGATTGTATGGCAAAGGACTTCAAAATAAACCCCTCTTTAATCCCAGCGTTAAACTATGTCGAAAAAGGCAAACGATATGCCGAAACAGACGATGAAGGAAATATAATAAACTCGGTTAAAGAGAGAGCCGAAATATTCAAAGATCATTTCCCAGCAGATGTCTTTGTTGACCTATGCGTTTTTTTTTTGGAAGTATTCGTAGAATGGAGCAAGATTACTTCGACGCAAAAAATGAGTCAGATAGAGAGTCAACTGGAGAAGATAGCGAAGGAAATACCGTATACAACTGGTTCACTCTAATACACCAATTAGCAAAAGAGGATTACACTAAATGGGACGTAATAACATCATTGCCACTATTTAGATTCTTGTTCATAATATCATTTGAAAAGGAAAAGAATTACGAGAGGTTGCAACAAATAAGAGATAATAGGGTCTAATACATAATGGCAATTAACGAAGGAGATATAGTAAATAGTATTATCGGTGGTTTACCACAAGAGGTTTTTACTAAAACATCAGACGACCCCGTATTATCCACAACAAAAGCGTTCATAGAATTGCTTATAAAAGAGTTGGGGGATACGCTAGACAAAGAGGGGATTTCCGCAACGGGTGGATTAAAAGCCAGTATAAACCCTTCTAAAATTAAAGTGACCTCTAAGGGAATCTCAATTGAGGTATCGGCAGACTCTTACGCAAAGTTTGTGGACGAAGGAGTTACGGGGTTTGTAACAAAGACGATACGTTCAGATTTCTCCTTTAAGAGTTTGAAGGTCGCTCCGAGTATGGCAGAAGCAATTAGAGAATGGATACCAGCCAAAGGGTTATTTGCGAGAAGTGGACAATCTTACGAGAGTATGTCTTACGCAATAGCAACTGGAATCAAAATGCATGGTGTAGAGCCGACTAATTTTATAGAAGAAACATTTAATTCAGATACAATAAAAGCATTCCAAAAGGCACTCTCGGAAGTTGTTGGTGGAAGCATAGCATTTCAATTTAAAGAGTATGGCAATAACAATTAATCAGACACCAGTACTTTATACTCCTACGTATAACGAAATGGTTTACATTCTTTCGTCTACTCAGACGGCTCAACCTAGATTCAAATATTTGGCTGACGTGTATATCAACGGAAGTGTAACTAGAGCAGTACGTTTAAGGGTTGCAATAGAGCCGAATAACGCAAAGGGAATTATTAAACTTCAAGGCGAGATTGAAACTTTCTTGACTCAAGATGTAGGGAATCCAGAGGGACAAGTGGCAACGACTCCGAATAATAATAGCATACTAGATTACCTAGTTGAATTTGGAGAAGAGTACGAAGTGGCTGGAGTATTAACACAATTTCCTAATGATGAAGCAGATACCTCTAGGTATGCTTTTAATGGATGTTTAGAATACTACAATTTTATTGACTGGAATTACATCGATTATCTTTTAGGGAGTAACATAGCACAATACATGACTAATGCACCTACCACAATCGACACGATGTTAACGAACTCTGGGTGGCTATATTTTATTGCAAATCCAACTGCTCCAGTAGATGTATTTCGAATAACTACAAAAGATGCTAACGGTGTAATTATCGGAGTCTGGGAAGTAAACAACACTTTGACGTTTGCAACTACTGGCGAAAACTTTGGTAAGGTAGCATCGCATCCACACAATATAAACGCTCTACCGAACACTGAGTTTAATTTAGGCATCCAACCCGTATTCACTGGAGTAGAGGCTTCTTATGACATCCAAGCAATCGAGTTGCCAACAAAACTAATGAGTGAGGTTAGAACCTTTAACATAATATCTCCTTGTAAATTCGAAAGGTGGAATATGATATTCCTATCTAGGCTTGGTGGTTTCGATTCATTTACATTCTCTCTGTTAAGTAGAGATGAAGATAAAATTACAAAAGAGTTCTATAAAAAAGAGCCGACACGTTTAGTCTCTAGTGGGTTTGCTACTGGGAGTTATACATGGAGTAGAGCCGACAGAGAGAAGGTAACTTTCTTTACAAAATCTAGCAGAACAAGAGAGTTGAACTCTAACTGGGTTGACGAAGAGACTTACACATGGTTATCCGAGTTGGTATCGTCTCCAGTTGCATATTTAGAGGACGGTAGCAACAACTTAATAGCGGTTACCATACTCGACACCTCATTTACTTTTAAGAAACGTGTAAACGACAAATTGTTTAACTTAAAAATAACTGTTGAATTAGCAGATAATTACAGACAACGTGGATAATAGAAAGTTACTTATAGAAGGGATTGAAGTTCCATTATCTGAGGGGGTTAATATTCCAGTAAATAAATCCATTGTAGATATATCTGAGCCAGATAAAAGGACATCGGATTTTACAAAGGAGTTTCTGATACCAGCATCGAAAGAAGCTAATCAAGTGTTCGGGCATATTTGGGACATTAATGTTGACTCTACATTTAACCCTAATTTAAAACTTAACGCAACTTATTTAGAAGGTGGAGAGATAATAGTAGAGGGGTTTGTTAGGTTGCTAGATATTAAAGAAACCGACAGACAAGAGAAATTCTATCAGATACAATTACTCGGTTCATTATCTAATATTTTCAGAGAGTTAGGGGTTAAAGAAATCGATGACGCTGAAATGGAGTGGGAAGACTTTAACCACGTTTATAGAAGGTTATACCAATCTAATAGTTGGGACACTTCTATTCAGTTTCAAGGACTTGGAAGTGGTGGTACTATTCCGTTTGAATTAGGTCGGGGATATGTTTACGGGATGATAGATTATGGAAGACATACATACTCTTCCATTTACGATGTTACGGATATGATTCCGCAAGTTTATGCTAGAGAGATTCTATTAAGGATTTTTCAAAATGCTGGGTACACATGGAATAGTGTATTTTTGGATTCGACTGAGTTTAAGTCTATGGTGGTTACTGCAAACCAAACGGCATCTTTTGGTATTAGTGATGCGGAAGTGATTGCTCGTTCTTTCTCCGCTAATGATGTTCAAATGGAAACGTCTGGTAATAATACGATTTCTGTACAACAAGCACTAAACTCTAATGGAGGTACGACAGATAAAATAATAAACCTTTTTTCAATTTTTAACCCTTCTGGAGCGTATGACTCGGTTACTGGTATTTGGACTTGCCCAACAACGGGATATTACGGTTTTAGACAAGAACTAGATATAACGGCTACATTAACTCCAGGTGCTGGAGGAGACCCTTTAATGACACTAAACGGGTCTGTGGCGGTTGTTGTAGCAGTTGAAAAATATAATTCGACGTTTGGTGCGTGGATTCCTATTTCATCAGAAGGGGTTTATATTGGTTCAAATTTAGTTCCCACTGCTGGATTGACTACAACGGGAACTTCATATCCAGATAGTAATTATCAGACTGCTCCATTTTCTCTTAGTTATTCTGGGTCTAGTATTCTTTGGTCTGGAGGTAATGTTTATAACCATAACCCTCCTAAACAATTAGAGTCCCTATCCTTTTCATTTTCGACTCAAATAATCGCTGGGCAACAAGTTAGGGCGGTGGTGAAAACGTTATGGGAAAGAGAATTATTGAACGATTCTAACGGAGTGCCTTTTGCGGATTCAGACGGGTGGTTTATATCTCCTTTTGACAATACGAAAACAACTGACGGAACAGTAACTCTTACCGTGAGTAACAGTCTTTTTAGGAATCAAGTGCTAAATGCTGGGTTAAATGCTGGGGATGTAATGGAAGTTCAAAACGTTATCCCCAAAAAGATAAAACAGAAAGATTTCTTTAAGGGTATAATTAACATGTTCAATCTCTTTTTGCAACCAGACCCAGACAATCCTAAGATTCTGAATATTGACCCTAGACCAGAGTTTTACAATACTGAGATAGAAGATTTTTCTGAGTTGTGGGCAAAAGATAAACCCATGAAAAGTGAGCCTATGGGAGCGTTAGATGCGAGGACTTACGAGTACACATATCAGCCAGACAAGGATTATTATAATGAAGATTATTTAAAAGTATTTGATAGGGTTTATGGAAATAGGCAATTTGACGTAGACAATGATTTTGAAACGGGAACTAAGAAAACAGAGGTTATTTTTGCACCTACCCCGTCTGCTGGTTACACGAATAACGATAGGGTTGTTCCTATAATAATCAAATTAGACAATGCACAATCAATAGCGCCAATTGACTCTAAGATGAGAATTTTATATTATGGAGGGTTAAAGGCTTGTAACGAAAACTGGTTTCACAGAGTGCATAACCAACAATTTGGCGAGTATGCAAGAAGCACCTACCCGTATGTAGGAATGTGGTCTGACCCCTACAACCCCGTAACAACTTTGGATTTTGGACTTCCCAGAAAGATATATTGGGACAATACATTTCAACCTATTAATGCTACGAATAATAATCTCTTTAATAGATTTTACAAACAGTACATTGAAGAAATCATTGACCCTCAAAGCCGAATAGTTACTGGCTGGTTTTGGCTTTCTAGTAGTCAGATGCGGAAGATCGATTTCAAAAAACTTTATTGGTGGAATAACACTTATTTTAGATTGAATCGAATTATTGATTATAAGAACAATCAGTTAACCAAATGTGAGTTTTTAAAGTTGAATTTTGCAGACCCGTTTGTTTTGAATATAGTTCCTATTGGGGGTGGTAAAGACGAGTCAATAGGAGATGAAGTTGTTCCTATATTCAATGATAATGTTCAGCCAAACGTCAATTCCTTTAAACCAAACAAGGGAAATGTTTTCGGTCAATACAACAATATATCTCCTACGGCTGAAAATATATCTGTTCAAGGAGATAGCAATACGATAGGGGGTAAGTCAACGAACATCTTTATAATTGGGGAAAAGAACACTATCGCTCCTAACTTAAAGAACGTTACTCTAATAAATTCAAATGGAATTACAGTCGTTAAATCGAATACAACGTATGTAAACGACAAGCTAATAAGTACTGGAGGGTTTTCTGATATTTACAGTGGAATAATGAGAGTTCCTTTAGAAGATACGGTAGAGATAATAGATAATAGACAAATGATAAATTACGGGGGTCTTAAAATAGACGGGGTTCTCGATATAAAAGGAATGTTAATTTTAAAGTAAAGACAATGGCTAATATACAAATGGGTACGGCAGACGGAAGTTCAATAGGTAATCCTCCAGTTGGAGACTTTTACATCTTTATTGACAGTAACAACTCGAACTCATATACTCTTAGGGATAGTGCAGGAACGGATACAATACTAGGAAGTGCAAATCCTGCGACTCTATACGGGTTGTATGCGCAAACTTCTCTAAGCGCAACCATTACGGGTACTACGGAAACGTCAATTATAGGGACGGGCGTAGGGAGTTTAACAGTACCAGCTAACTTCTTTTCAGTTGGCGATTCTTTCCATGCAAAGATAGGAGGTCTAATAGGGGACACCAGCAACGGAGATGACATTACGATAAGGATAAAGACTGGAGGGGTCATATTAGCATCTACTGGGTTGTTTACCTTAGACAATACTCAATCTATTGCATCTGGTGGGGAAGGCTGGGAGTGTGAATTAGATTTTACAATTGCCAGTTTAGGAGTTCTAGGCGAAATATGCACAAACGGTAATTTTGCATACACTAAGACTGGAGATAAAAAAGTATCTGGTACGGTTTTCCAAGACGTTCAAAGAATAAACACAACTGTGGCAAATACATTAGATATAACGGTTGAATGGAATCAGACGGGTACAGAAATATACAGTGCAAACTTTGTACTGCACAAAACTTTCTAAGACATGGCAGAAATTAAAGAAGAAGTAATAATTGGTTTAGAGGTAAACACTGGAGATAGTGTTCAAGACGTTCTAGAGGTTCGAGATGCCGTAGAAGAAGTTGGAGAAGAGGTCGAGGAGGTCAAGGTAAAAGGTCAAGGTCTCGATTCGGCATTAACCATATCTTCTGGGGTTGTAGCTGGATACGGTTCTTTTACGGGAGTTACGGCTCTACTCGGAGCCGAAAACGATGCTTTGGTTCAATCGATATCGAACGTTAAGAATGCTATGACCGTAATGAATGCGGTTCAGCAAACGAGAATACTTCTTGAAAAAGAGTCTGCATTTAGAACTGCGGTTAAATCTACGGTTGAAAAGGCTGGAGCGATTGCAACGGGTGTATTGTCTGGCGCTCAGGCAGTCCTAAATGCCGTTATGAGCGCGAATCCAATAGCTATAATAGTTATTGCCGTTACGGGGTTGATTGCTGGATTCGTTGCGTTAGGTGGCTCGATAATGGATTTGATAAAATTTGCCATGAAGCCTTTTCAATTTATTATTGACCTTGTTATTGACGGATTACAAGCGTTAGGCATAATGGCAAGTGACGAAGCCAATGCACAAGTAGAAGCAGACGAAAAAATAATTGCTTCATCTCAAAAAAGAAGAGAAGAGTTAGATAAGTTAATGAGTGCGGAGAAACTTAGGAATGATGAAGTCTTAAAAGCGTTGGATTTTGAACTAAAGAAGCGGAAAATATGGGGAAAGGACACTAAGAAAATAGAAGAAGATACTCTTAACGCTCTGATTAAGTCAGCAAAGGTGCAACGTAGGTTGGCGGACGAAAAGGCAAAAGGTCTACTCGCAGAAATCCAAGCGAGAGTTCGACTAGGAGACGTAACCGAAGAAGAGTTAGAAGATTACAATCAGCAAGTTGAAGCCGTTAAGGAATTAATGCGTAATAATAAACTACTGGTAAAAGATGCTGAAATTAACTTGAAACTTTTCCGAGAGCAAGAAAAAGCCGATAGATTAAACGCCCAGAAAGAAAGAGATGAGCAAGAAGCTGCAGATAGAATGCAATGGAATGCTGATGCTAAACAAGAAGCCGACAAAAGGAGAGCAAATGCTCAAAAATATAGGGAACAAGCACAAAGAGAAAAGGATAAAGCAGATGCTGAAGCACTAAGGAAAGAGAAAGAAGCTAGTGATTTAAAACGTGATTTAGAAGAGGAGATAGAAAATTTAAAAATTCAGAATATAAAGGATGAAAATGCTCGTGCTTTAGAAGAAATGATTTTGTCGCACCAAAGAGAACGTGATGCACTGGTCGAGAAGTACGGTCAAGACACTGAGTTGATAAAAGAACTTGAAACGGCACAAAAAACTGAACTCGATGATTTTTTCGCTGAAGTTGCAGAAGCGGAAGAGGAAGCGAGGTTAATGGAGGTCGAAAGATTACAAGGCATCCTTGACGAAGAAGAAGCATTGAAAGACAAAACACTAGCAGACAACTTAGATAGAATCGCAAAAGAAGACCAAGCGAGACAAGAACAAATAGACAGATATCAAGCTGGTGTAGATTTACTAAACTCCATTAATAATGCTTTTGTAAAAGACGAAAAGAAGAGAGAGAAAATCAGAAAAGCGTTGGCGGTAGTTCAACTCGGTATAGATACTGCAAGGGCAATTTCGGGCGGTGTAGCATCTGCATCCTCTCTGCCATATCCAGCAAATCTTGTGGCTATTTTATCGACTGTTGCAACTGTAATAGCAAATATAGCACAAGCCAAAAAACTCTTGTCAAGTGCTGGAGCGACTGGCGGAGGTACTGCCGTAAGCGGTTCTATTGAGGACGGTGGTGGTGGTAACGTAGCATCCTTCAACAACAGACAAACTGAGTTTGATGACGAAGGAAGTCCGCAAAAAGTATTCGTGCTAAGTGACGATATTTCGAACCAACAGAACCTAGATTCGAAGGTTAAACTTGCATCAACAAATTAGCAAAAAACAAAGAATATATTGCAAAATACTAACATTGTGTTAAGATTTCAACGCTCCACAACCCACGCCACCACTGGTCTCGGCACTTCTCGAGTTTTCAATACCAACGTACCCGAGAGGGGTCTGCGTTCGTTAGAGAGCATTAGAGAGGGGTTAGGACGGTTGTTACAAATAGTTAAAAAACACTCAAAAAACACGCAAAAAAACGTCAGATATTTGACGAAAACTACCCATTAGGGTCTAATAAAAAAATGAACTATGTTACCTTTTTTTAAACTTGAATTATCCGATGACCCAGAGACTGGAGTCGACATGCTTGGGTTAGTTGATTTCCCAGCACACATGAAAGATTTTATTTCTTTTTCAGATGAAGAGAAAAAAGTAAAACATTATTTCAATGAAGACAAAATGATAGTTACTGGAGTCATGATGTCTGCCGACACTCCAATTTATAGAAACGACCCAGACATAGGAGAACACTATGTTCTTTTTGACCGAAGCACAATTGCAAAGGCTCAAATGAGATTCATGCAAAACTCTTATTTAAAGAATGTTAATTTAGACCACGACCCAAAGAAACCTATTGGAGACGGTATTTTTATGTTCGAGTCTTATATCGTTAATTCCGAGGAAGGAGTGAACGCTCCAGCCAAATTGAAACAGATCGTTAGGGACGGCTCATGGGTAGCATCTTATAAAGTGACATCAGTAGAACTTTGGGAAAAAATTAAATTAGGAGTTGTAAATGGTTTCTCAGTAGAGGGTTTCTTCGAGAGAGTCCCAGTTACTGTAAAAGGAGATTTTACAAAATCGATTAAACAAGGTCTAACAACCGAAAGTAAATTACTTAAAAAACTCAAAATGAATTTAAAAGACAAAATCATGGCTATTTTCATGGAAGAGGATGTTGCTGAAACACCTTCTGCGCCTACATCGAATACGGCTACCACCGAGAGTGGAGAAACATTATCTTACAATGGCGAACTAGAAATAGGAACCGCAGTAACAATTGAAGTTGACGGGGTATCTATACCAGCACCAGAAGGTGTACATGTACTAACTGGCGAAATGGCTGGTGTTAGTATTGTTATTGATATTGACGGTATCGTTACAGACATTGTAAAGGCAGAAGAAGAAGCACCAGCAGTTGAAGAAGCACCAGCAGAAACGGTTGCACCAGCAGTTGAAGAGTTGGCAAAGCAAACTGCAAAGAAGTTGTTTTCTCTTGCTAAGTCTAATAAGGCGTTGGCTAAAAGAAACGAAATTTTATCTACTCAAAACGCAGTGTTAAAATCAACTTTCGAATCTCAAATAAAAGGATTGACTGAGAGAGTTTTAAAAATTGAAAGAACCCCAGTGTCACAACCTAAAAAGAAACATAACAGAACAGAGCAGACACATACGGCTCTTTCTCAAAACTCAATAGTAAACGGTCTTTAAACAACCGTAACTAATAACCAAGAAAAACTAAGAAAATGAATCTAGTTAAAAGAATAAAAATGGGTGCAGAGCGATTTAATTTCGACTTTGACACCGCTGGATTGTCTGCTTATGCCGACATGAACTCTGACGAATTATTCAGAAGAGCAGTAACGACTGGTAGAACTTTATCATTAATCCGTATTCAAGACGGAGTAAAGGGAACTGAGAAGATCAAATTACTAAACGATAGTGTAACTTATCAGTTAGCTGATGACTGTGCTATGACGGCTGACGGCAACTCAACTATTTTTACTGATAGAGATTTGACGACATTGAAAATCGGATTTTACAAGCAATTTTGTCAAGATGATTTGGCTGGTTTCTGGACGCGGTTACAGTTAAAAGCTGGAGCAATGGCAGAAAACGAGACTTTAATTTTCGAACAAGAGTTAATGGATTACATCCTAGAGATTCATGCTTTCGAATTAGAGAAAATGGTTTGGCAAGGAGATTCTTCATTGGTGGCTGGAAACTTACAGTTCATTGACGGATTAGCAACTAGAATGTCGGCAGATGCTTCTGTTATTAATGGAAACCCATTAGGTGCTGGAGCAATGACAAGTTCAAATGCTTACACTGCTTTCTTATCGGTTGCTCGAAGCATCCCAAGTACTATTTACGACCAAGCAGACACGAAGATTTTTTGTGGAAGAGAGTATTTCAACTTTTTGAAAGATGATTTATTTGCTCAGAACCTATATCATGTACCAGTAGCAAGTCAAGAAGATAATACAATGGTATTACCAGCGACTGGGTTTACAGTTGAAATGGTGCAAGGTTTATCTGGATATGACGCAATTTTTGCTGGACGTTCTCAAGATTTAATTTGGGGTACTGATTTAGCAACGGATTCTGGTTCAGTTGAATTATGGTACGACAAGGACAGTGATACTATCAAGATTAGAAGTAAATTCTACGGAGGTACACAATATCCGTTTTCTGACCAGTTGGTTAAGTGGATACCTGTACCGTAACAAAATAATTAATCGTAAAGGAGAGGGCGTTAAAAACCCTCTCTGATACACATTACAATAGAATATGAGTTGTGAAATAGATGCTGGTTATTCGAAAGGATGTAGAAATGGTAGAGGTGGAGTAAAATCCGTAATCTTTATTCAGATTGAACATGTAACATCTTTCGCCTTAACCGCAACAAACGAAGTCAGTGCAATAGTAATTGCTTCAACCTTTCAAGGTTGGCAGTTCAATTTGGAAATGAACTTGTCAACGTTTACAGACACTTTAACGGGGTCTCGAGAAAATGGTTCTTTATTTGCTGAACAATCGTTAACTGCGATATTGAATGATAACCTCATTGCTACAAGAAACACATTGATGCTATTAGCACAAAATGACTGTGTTGCAATTGTACAATTAGCAAATGGAGATTACGAGATGTTAGGTGCTACAAACGGTTTATCGGTTGTTACTGACACTAGAGACGTAGGTACTGTGAAAGCAGACAGAAACGGTCACACGATTGTTATGGCTGGACAAGAAGATGAATTAGCTTACAAGGTAGATTCTACTATTATTGCTGGTTTATTGACTCCAGCACCGTAATCGAATAGACAATAAAATTAAACTGAAAGGGGTGGGTTATTTTGCCTTCCCCTTTTTTTTATATCTTTACACTATGAAATTGATTGAAAGTAAAATAGGTGGGAAGGTTTATGTTAAATCATTAAACCGATTTTTGGAGGTAAGTCCAGAAAACATTTCGCTATTGTCAAAGTTAGGTTTAACAGAATATTTCGAGAAAGATGCAGATAATAATAAAGAACCAAGCAAACCAACTGTGCGTAACCGTAAGCGAAAAGACAACTCTTGAATCGCCTAATTATCTTTTTGTTTTTAAACATGAAGAAGAAAACGTAAACTACTCATGTATACTGCCTAACACCAGTATCTGGGAACGTTATGGGTTATTCTCTTTTACAGAGGGAGTCGATGCTACTTTAAGATACACTGGAGATTATGTTCTAAAAGTGTACGAACAGACAAGTCCTTCTAATCTCGACCCGTTGTTGGCTTACGGAATAGTACACGTTGAAGAATCTTTGCTTTTGAATACTCCTTTTGACTACACAGTTAATAACCCTAATGTAATTAGAGATATCAATGAAATCGAATAACTATCCAATACACGTATTTGCTAAAGAAGGTAAATTACCACAACCAGAAGAGAAAACTCTAACGGGGCAACCATGGATATCTTGGGGGGACGACAACTTATACCCACAATGGTTAAATAGACTGTTCTACGAGTCTCCATATCAGTCTGGGATTATCAGACAGAAAGTGTTTTTTATTGCTGGAGGTGGTTATGAGATAGAATTTGAGTCGGAAGAGGATAAAGTCAAGTGGGATGAATTTGAATCGAACATGCCTATGGGTTCTACGATTAAAGACTTAGTTTCCGATAATACTTTGGACTCAGAACTGTATAACGGTTTTGCTATTAAGGGAGCCAGAAACAAAAGTGGAGGTATCTCATATTTGGAGTCTTTGGATTTTGACAAGGTTAGAACAAATAAGAAAGAGACTGCATATTACTATTCAGATGATTGGAGCGTTTCACGACAAGACGATTCTATTAATTTTAAAGAATACAAGCCTTACAATCCGTTAAACATTGTAGACGATTTTATAATTTATTACAAGTATCCTTCAAAAGAATTTCGCAAAGCAAAACGAAGAACGGACATGGGACTATACCCTAAACCGTCATACTCTGGAGGGTTAAAGGATATCTCTACGGATATAGAAATGAGTTCTTACCATTTCCACGAAATACTAAACGGTTTGAAAACGGGTACTATCATCTATTTAGGTAATGGAGAGCCGTCAGACCCTACCGACAAATCAGCAATTGAAGAGCAAATTAAAGAGGGGTCTACTGGAGTAGAAACTACTGGAGGGGTTATCCTAATGTACGGTAAGGGAACAGACCAGAAACCAGAAGTATTACACTTGAACGGAAATGATCTTGACCGAAGATATCTTATGACCGAAGAAGCCGTACAAAAGAAAATATTATTAGCTCATTCAGTCGTAACTCCAACTTTGTTTGGAATCCAGAAGGACGGTCAGTTAGGTAACGCCACGGAATTAGAAAATGGGTACAATATTTTTATTAAAACATACGTAAGAGCCAGACAAGAGGTGCTAGAAGATGCTTATACACACGTATTAAATAAAGTGCTTAAAATCAAAGGCAAATTTATTTTAAAAGAAGGAGAATTATTAGATGAAAAAGAAGATTCTACTCCAGACGAAACCGTTAACCCTCTCGAACAAACAAAGCACTCAAAGGATTCAATACTAGACTCATTAAATGTTGCTGGAGTACCTAGAAAAGAGTTTTTAGTGGTTTCTCGAAAAGAGATGCCGTCAATTTTTAACTCAGAAGATGCTATTGGAGTAGAAATTAAGCATTGGCGAGAGGTAGATAAAGAGACTTATTATTTTGCAGAGTTACTTACGGATTTCCAATTAAAAGTACTAAACTCATTATCACAAGAGGACGAAGAATTTGACAAAACCGCCATTGCAAAACTATTAAAGACTACTGTTTCAAAAGTTGAGGAAGCATACGATGTTTTAAGAGAAAAAAACCTCATTAAGAAAAATAGTGAATTAACTGATAGGGGAGTTAGAGCGTTGGAATCGAGTCCAGCGAACGTGGAGAAATTCGAAGTCCGTTATTCTTATGAGGAAAAGGCGAACGCTCTACCAACGAAGGACGGAAAGTCGAGACCGTTTTGTACTGCTCTTATGGGAAATCCTAGGATGTACACTCGGCAAGAAATTGATTTAATAGCCACTGGAGTAAGGCGAGATGTCTGGGCTTATAGAGGTGGCTGGTATACGAATCCACAGACAAAACAACACACCCCGTTCTGCAGACACGTTTGGGTGCAAAATATAGTATTTAGACCATGAGTGTAAGAGACCAGCAAATATTCGGCAAGGACGTATTCACACAACTGTCATACGTTGATTCTAACGTACAAGCATCTTTGTTACGTGTTGCAATAATACGAACGCAAGATAATACCATAGAACCAATCTTAGGTACTCCTTTGTATAAGAAGATTTTATCAGATATACAAGCGGATACTTTGACGGGGGTTTATGAGATATTGGTAAACGACTACATAGTGAGATACATGGTTCCTTTGGTAGAAATTGAACTAGCACCTCATCTTAATTGGGAACTTAGAAACAAGGCGGTAGGGACATCGAGTGACGAAACCATTACTGCTGGAGACGAAAAGGCAGTTTATTCTCTAATGAAGCAAATTAATTTATCTACACACCGTTACAAGGATAGACTTATAGGATACTTATGCGACCAGTATAAAGCTGGGAATTTACCAGAGTATAAGCAACCGATTGTGGATGCAGAAGAAATTCGTCCAGACGGAGAAGTTGGAAACACATTAGGCTGGAGTTTTTTATGAAAGAGGTAAGTAGCAAAACACTCGCGAAGTGGGATAAGTATAAGAGAAAAGATGTTAAAGACACTAAATCAAATAAAGGACGAGTTTCAGCTAATAGCGGAAAACCACAGACAAATAAATAATTATTACTGGGGGGATTTTTTGTCTGCTATGAAGCGAGAAGATGACAATGGTAGGAGATTGTACAAATACCTTATCGTTACACCTACGTCTACGGCTCATACAATGGACTCTACGGCATTATCTCTATTAATTACGGTTTGTGATAAACAACTCAAAAATAATGACGACAGAGACGATATCCATAGTGATTGTGTTCAGATACTAAATGACATTTTCACGACCTTTTTAGAAGATAGGTGGCAAGAGTTCTGCGATGTATCAACCGCTTCTACAAACCTCTTTGTTGAAAAGAGTTTAGATGCCGTTGCTGGAGCAGTAATGAATGTTACTTTAAGAATATACTCAGAAGATAACGCTTGTGCTATTCCGTACGTTACGGATAGTCCATTAGTACCTAATAATTAATAAGAAAACAAATGACAAATACTGGAGAATTAATAGCAAGTAACGGTGTAATAGTAGTAAACGATACCGTAGAAAAAGTAGTAAACGCTGACTCATATTACGTGGCAGAAGATACTGTAATAGCCAGAATAGAAATCAATGGAGATGACACAACAGACGTGCTATCAAGTTATATTACCACTCCAGCAACGGCAGTAAAAGGAGGGGTTCTGATTACACCTCAGAACGGTGGTTACTTTAGTGCGATAACATTGACAAGCGGTAGCGTTGTAGCAATCTTAAAATAGAGATTATGTACGGCTATGGATACAAATATACAAGCGGTCTAGTATTAGGTGCTGGAGGTGGTGCTCCTTTCGTTAATGCATATTCGTTAGATTTTGACGGAGTGGACGATTATGTAGGCACTAATTCTAAAATAATTGGTTCAGATATTACTTTGTCGGGTTGGGTTAATTTCAATGGTGGAAGTTATACATCTTCTGTGGCACAATTTCCAATGTCCATAACCCCTTCAAATACTAGTGCACCCAATGAAACGATAGGAAGATTTTATAAAGTAGGTGTTAATATGCGTATCAGTATTCAATGCTTTGACCAAAATGGAGCAAATTATTCTACCTATACTGTTCCAGGTTTAAATTTTGAAGGTGCGGGTTGGAATCATGTATGCTGGACATATAATGTAACTACCAGACATATTTATGTCTATATAAATGGAGTGGCTCAAAATTGGCTTAATTTTTCGGGGTCAGTAACTACACCTTATTTAACTGCAATTAGTGGTAGACTCTACGAAAGCGACTTAACTATTGGCAGACAGAAACCTACTACGCCTACGGGAACTTATTTAGGATTAGTAGATGAGGTAAGTACTTATGGTAGAATACTAACCCAAGAAGAAATAACAAGCATTTCAACAACACCTACAGACCTTTCAGACCTTAACCCTATTGCTTGGTACAGAATGGGAGATAACGGTTCTTTCAAGTCTCCACAATGGTTAATACCTAACAATGAGAACAAGGACAAATTTTCTAATTATAGTTTTGAACTAGACGGGATAGGTGATTACGTTGATTTAGGAGATAGCGATGACTTTAGCTTTGGCGATGGTGCAACAGATTCTCCATTTACCATTTCTGCTTGGATAAAAATGGATAGTACTTCGGGTTTTAGAATATTCAATAAATCTTTAGGAGCAACATCAGAGTATCAATTTGGTACTGGTGGTGGTGGCACTTTACAATTATACTTATTTGATAACACAAGTAATTTTATCTATAGAGCAAGAGTCTACACTACGGTATTAAGTACGGGACAATGGTATCACGTAGCTACTACATATAGTGGAGTAGGTGGAACAAATGCTCAAGACGGTATAAAAATATATGTAGACGGTGTAAGGGTTGATGACTCATCTGTAAGCGGTGGAACTTATGTGGCTATGGGCAACAAAACAACTCCCCTTTACATAGGGAAATTAGATTCAAGCTACGCTAATGGAAGCGTCGATGAGGTAAGTGTTTTTGATTCTGAACTTTCTGCAAGTGAAGTAATGGACATTTACAACGGTGGTACTTCAAGCGGAGCAATAGCACACTATAAAATGGGAGAAGAGGCTACATTTAGCGGAGGAGTTTGGACTGTTCCAGATGCAGTAGGGAGCAATGACGGGACATCTAATGCAATGACAATAGAAGATAGAATAGGAGAAGCATCAAGTTCAGAAAACAACGCTTTGAGTTATAATATGGACTTAGTGGATAGAGTAACAGACACACCTTAAAATAAAAAAATGAATAAGAAAATTTACGCAATAATTGAAATAGCAGACATAGGCTTAATAGACTTTGGTCAAGTGGCTCAAAGTTCCGCATCCACAGTTCGCAAGAGTTTAGATAATACGAAATTTGTAGTTAAGTGGCAAGACGGATATGAACCTACTTTCGTGACAGACGGAACAGTTGTTCCTTTGCAAGTTTTAACTCATTCAGAAGCGTTGGATTTAATGTCTACCCCAGCATGGAGTGAAGAGATAGAGTAGTTGTGTTATGAATGGAATGGAGCAGACTTTTATTTTAAAAGACGTAATCTACATTGTAGTAGGCGTTGCTTCGGCACTTGGATTTTACTGGAAAATGGTAATGTCTAACAAGAGTCAAGATGATAAAATACGACAGATGAAAAAAGACATCGATAAGAACGAAAGTGTTATGTTCAAGAAATTCTCTGGCATCCATACACGTATGGACAAGAATGAAGAAAAAAACAAGACTGAACTTGACGCTATTAACAAGGAAATAAACGAGGTAAAAGTTGGCATTTCTAAAATCAATGGAAAGCTAGATATTTTAATAAACAAGTAATGTATAGATTTAGTAGTAGAAGCATCGATAGACTGAAATATGTAGACCCTATTTTAATAACCATATTAGAGGAAGGGATAAAGCATTCTCCTTTCGATTTCGGCATACCCAGAGACGGGGGGTTTAGAACGGCTCATAGACAACAAGAGTTATATGCGAGGGGTCGGACTACCGAAGAGTTAATTGACAAGGGTATTATTGGAGTAGAGGGTAGACCAGACAAGAGTCGAATCACATGGACTCTAAAAAGCTATCACATGACGGGTAAAGCCTTCGACATCTACGCCTATGTAGAGGGTAGAGCGTCTTGGGACATGGACTACTTAGAGCCTATCGCAAGACACTTAATAAAAATAGCATCCGATTATGGCATTATCCTTCACTGGGGTTATGACCTCTGGAAGAAAGACGGAGCGCATTTTCAAATAAACTAAAACAAAAAAAAATGGAACGATTATTTAAGACTGGAATAGTAACGACACTAATGGGATTAACTATCATAAGCATAGCCATAGCGTTGTACATTAGCAAAGAGCATAACGAAACAGAGGCTGGAGCAGTTGGCGCTTTGGGTATTTTGTTACTCAGAAGTAACGATTCTCTAATAGGTTTAAAAAAGAAATGAGATTCATTGTCATTATATCAATGGCTTTTTTATTTGCTTGTAGTCCTCAGAAGAGATTAAACCGACTGGTAAGAAACCACCCCGAATTAGTTCGTACAGATACTATCGTTATAAAAGACACGATTAGAGACACGATAATAACTAATACGGAACTGGTACACCTCGATACGGTTATCTCTGTTAAGGAGTTATCTGACACGGTTACAATCGTGAAAGAGAACCTCACAATCAGATATTATTACGATACAATTCACGACAAGGTTTATCTGGAAGGTCAATGCGACACTATCTGGATTGAAGTGCCTTTCGAGAAGATCGTTGAATACAAAGTTCCATGCGACTCTGTTACTGCCGTAACCTCTCCTAAATGGGTCTTATGGATTATTATGACGGCAATAATACTTGCCCTCATTTGGTACGTGAAGATGACTCTAATGCGACCTAAATAGGTTAGTTCTACATATATCTAAAGAGACTCCATTCGTGGGGTCTTTTTTGTTTTATGCAAATTTTATTTTGCAGATATGAAAACATTTCATATATTTACCGAAATCAAAATAAATTATATGAATATAAAGACAACAGTTACGGCAGTTGCATCGATGCGTGGGTTATCAATATCCGCGCTTTCCAGAGCAACGACAAAATCAAGAGCAAACATAGAGGGTACTCTCAGACATGGAAACCCCTCGTTAAAGTTTCTCAAAGAAATGGCAGAAGCATTGAATGTAGATATTGCATTCATAGACAAAGAGTCGGGAAATCAATTTAAACTTTAAAAAATAGCAACATGAGAAGTAAACCAATGTGGATGCAAGTCCAAAGTTGTAAATACAACAGTAATAAATCGTTCGGAGCGTATGAAGATTGCAGATTAATTTCAAGTACGGGGTCGAGTAGTTCAAACAGTCATCAACTCGCAGACATCGAATGGAGTAAAAAGACGTATGACGAATTAATATGTTTCAATTTATACGTAGACGAAAAGTTAATTAAGCAAAACATCCATTATAATATTAAGGGTAAGGCTGGAGAATTAATCAAAACGAAGTCAAACAGATTCGTAAATTCAAATAATATATCAACTTTTAAATTCAAAAAACAATGAAAAAAATGTATCAGAAAATAGCCGAGATAAAAAAGCACATAGGTAAAATCTCAAAGGATTCAGAGAATCCATTTCACAAGTCAAAGTATTTTGACATCAACAAATTATTAGAACACGTAGAGCCGTTGTTACAAGAGCATGGGTTGTTATTACTCCAACCGATAGAATGTAATTGCGTAGTGACTCGCATAATAGATTTAGAGACTCAAGATTTTATAGTGTCATCAATAGAATTACCAAAGATAGATGACCCTCAGAAAATTGGTTCAGCCATAAGTTATTATCGTCGTTACTCATTGACCAGTTTAATCTCGATTCAGTCAGAGGACGATGATGCTCAGAAAACGATGCAACCAGAAAAACCATGGTTAAACGAGGGTAAGCCAGAATGGACGGAAGCGTTAAAATTTATAGCAAACGGTGGGTCGGTAGCCGATATTAAGAAAAAATACCGAGTAAGTAAAAAATCAGAAGTAAAATTAGTTTAGTTATGAGAAAGCAAAGAGCGACAAAAAAAGAAATGTTAGCGAGGTACAAAGAGTTTTTAAATGAGTTAATGTTTCAGATTGAAAAGTACGAAAAAGTAAATGTGCCAGACATGATTAGAGCGCATCAGTTGAAACGTCAAGTCATAGAGGTTTTAGTTGGGTACAAGGTAATCCAAAACAACGGTAGAAATCGTTGGTCATGGAATCAGCAAATAACAAGTATCAGCGACACGATGTCAGAACGGTTGTGGTTAAAGACAAATAAGTTGATATTGAAAAGAACAAATGAGTCCAAGGAGAAAAGAAGGGAAATACAAGAAAATACAAGAAAATACAAGAAGGAAAATCCCGTTATTCAGCCAGAGTTACCACTCGATGAAGTTCAAAAAAATGTAGAGCCGAATCAGTTCGAAAAGGATTTGATTGAATCCAGAAGAGAGCCGAAACCATGCCCAGTAAAAGAGTCCCAGCCGAGAATGTCATTAAGCATATTTTGGGGATTAATCAGAATTAATTAAATTTATAGAAAAGCAATATTATGAA